AATAGCTGTCCGGCAACGCCGAAAACAGGTGAAAGATTGACTGCCATAGTTATTCCTCAAATTTGGGGGTGAACACCTGGGGCATCCAAGGCAGCGGTGTTTCATCCCGTGCGGCCAGGTTCTTCAACTGCTGCGCCATCCGTGCTTCAACCAGGCCGTCTGATTCGGTTTTGATCCAGCCGACGATCTGTTCTTCCGTGACCTTCTCAAAAGGCGTGACCAGACGCTGACCCCTAAAGAACCAGGTGCCTTCGGTTTCAACGGCCATGTCATCTTGCGCCACGCGGGCATGGTACTGCGCCTGGGTAATCAGCCCATCCTTGGCCTTGATGCTAAGGATTTTCCATGTGTAGTTCAAAACGCGCCTCCACCAATGCCGCCAGTTGTCGTCAAAACGCCGCTGGACGGGTTAAATTTTAGTTTAGTGCTAGTCACCTTGGCGGGCAAGTTTCCCGTGCTGTTGGTGACCCACACAGGGTAATAGTCAGCGTTGGTGCTGGTGTCGTCAGTGATTGCGATGTTGTTCGCGTTGGTGGCCGTGCCCGCGGTCGTTGCAGACCCTGCGCTGCCGTCAATGCTGACACCGGTCAGGCTCTGGCTGGCGCTGCCACGGTTCAATGCGATGGACGTAGTGCCGATGAACAGGCTGGAGTTACCAAGAACCGCCGACGGGATCGTGCCCGACAGTTGCCCCGCGGGAAGGCTGGTCAGGTTTGCACCCGATCCGCTGAACCCTGTGGCCGTCAGAATGCCCGTTGATGGGTTGTACTGGTACTTGGTGGACGATGCAAAGACGGTAGATAGGTTGCCAGCGGTCTGGTTCGCAAACAGCGGATACCTAGTGCCGTTCGTCGTCGTGTCGTCAGTGACCGTTGCATAGGCCACAGGTGTGACCCAAGACGGGGCCGACGTTCCATTGGATTGCAGAACCTTACCAGAATCACCCGCAGCAGAAGCCAAGAACGCAGTCGTTCCGGCTGCTGATTGGTAGGGAATGCTGGCGGCTGCGCCACCGGCAAGATTCGTCGCTGTACCGACTGCAACGCTGCTGGCGTTAACGTTCTTCCAATACAACAAGGCTGAATCGTACTGAAGCAACTGGGTGTTTGCCACAGACGTGATCTGCACATCCGACAATCTGGAAAGGTACGTTGCAACGCCCAGTTTGACAATAAACGAACCAGAACCGCCCGATCCCGCATTGATGACCGTGCCGATCAACATCTTTAGACCTGGGGCCGTTGGTAATGTCTTTGTCAGCCCGCCGGTTACAGGGTTGTAATAGATGTCTTGGTTGTCAACCCATGTTTCGCCATACGCTGCGCCGTTGGTCGTGATGTTGCGGACAAGGCCGTAGGTCGTAACACGCCCAAATCCATTCAAAGGAATGTTTTCTGTGGCGCAGCCGATGATCTGATCTGAGTCAAGAATTCCCGCAACCGCTGGCGCAAAAGTAATCGCGCCCGATGCGCCGACAACGCCCGTTTTGTAGACAAGTTGCAGCGGAGAATCAGAAATGGCGGCAGATGCCTTACCATATCGAAACAGTTCTTCGCCGATTTGCTGCGTGATGTTGCCGCCACCCATGATGGCGTTATACGAACCTGTGGGCGTGTCAAACCACAGAGTCCCTGCCGGTGTTGCTGCTGGCGTTGCTCCTGAGAATTTGACCGACCCAACGCTTTCCAAGTTGGCGCTGTCGTCAATTGTGACGCCGCTGTTCTGTATCAACTTGCCCGTAGTCAGGTTAAATCGAGCGATGGCGTTGTCTGTTGCGCTGGCAGGGCCAACCACATCACCATTGCCGTTTGTCGCCCATGTCGGCGCACCAGCACCGTTTGAAGTCAGCACTTGGCCAGCAGTGCCCGCCGCGGTAAATGCGTAGGCTGTACCGGTTCCATAAGCCACCGCGCCAGCCGTAGGCGTTGTGGTCGTGTTCGTGCCGCCATTGGCAATCGGCAGCGTCCCAGAAACGTGGGTCGTCAGCCCGATTTTCCCCCATGCTGGGGCTACTCCTACACCGCCTGAAATCAAGGCGTTGCCGGTGGCCACGTCGGCCAAGGTGGACAAAGTGGTAGCACCAGACGCAAAAATCAGGTCGCCAATGGTGTAAGTAGTCAGACCCGTGCCGCCGTAGGCCACGCCGATGGTGTTGGCGTTCCAAGTGCCCGCGGCCAGAGTTCCAACCGTCACGATGGTGGCCTGGCCAGCGTAGGTGTCCGAAATCTTCAGACCGCTGGCGCTTGCGTCTAGGGTCGTGCCGTTTAGCTTGACCGAAAACGCATTTGAAATCAGTTGCAGCCCGTTTCCTGCGGTATACGTCCCAGCCCCGGAAAACTGCGTCCAGGGCATATTGGTGATGCCAATCGTGCCGGTGGAACCCGCGGTGGTGACCCAACCCGTTGATGCTAGGGTCGCTCCATCCTCAATAAACGTGAATGCTCCAGGCACTTCAGCCCAGTTGTTCATGTCCAAGGTGCGTGTCCAGCCCGATGCAGACGCTGCATAAATGCCGTTTTGCGCCTGGTTGGCTTGGTTCTTGACCAAAATGCGATCACCAGCGGTCAGGCTTGATGGCCAATCGCCACCGGCCTGAACGCCTAAGCCCGACAGCGTGATGATGTTTGTGGTCGTGTAGAGGCAGGACGCTTTGATGTCCAACCCCTGCGCCACAGAATCAACATAAGCCTTGTTGGCAACATCTGCGTCTACTACAGGTGTCGCAGCAACCTGGGCGGTCGTGAAATACGCTGCCGCGGGAACGTTGCCACCAATTACAGACGAATCAATCGTGCTGTTGGTGATCGCCAGGCCGGATTGCGACGGGTTGATCGGCGCAAAAAACGGCGTTCCCGCAGGGCCAACGAAATACTGAATAGCAAACGTTGGCTCAGGGTCGAAAACACCCTGAACCGGAACGATGTTCGTCGTCTGCTGGTTGGCTACCGCCATGGCTTACCCCGCAGCCAAAGGCGTCACGAAGCATTCGCCGTTTGCGGCAGTGCCGATGATGGCAATGAAGAACGAATTGCGCGGAGCAGGAACCACAATCGGGTAGTTCATGCTCGGCGGCAGAATCACGCCAGGCGTTGATGCGCCAGTGCTAGGAACTGCGGGTGTTCTGGTCGTTCCTGAAGTCGTGCCCAGGCTGACCACAACCGATGATGTGCCGGTGTTAATCAACGCCACAAAGTTGTTTTCAACGTTGGTGTTGGGGACGATTTCAAGGGGGGTTGAAGCGGACGCCGGAACCGTGATCCGATAGGTCGGCCCGTTGGGTCTGAATGTAGGCAGCATGGGATTCCCCTTTCTTGCGAAATTATAGGTCTTGAATGCGAAAAAGCCACCCCTTGTGAGGGCGGCTTTCTCGGTTTTCACTCCATCCGGTTAGGGAAGGAACGACAGGTCAAAACCGTAGATGTAGACATCAGCGGTAGCAGCAGCGCCCTGTGCGGTCGTGCAGCGGATATACAGAACATCGCCGGTAAGCGAGTCGGTATCGCTAGCAGCAGTCACAACCACTTTGTCGCTGGCCGAATTGCCGGTCAGTGCATAAGCGGTTTTTACTGCCACACCAGTTGCGCCAGGGCCGCTGTAAACAGCGAGTTGGGCGGTGGTCAGGTTGACGCTGGCGTTGGCCACAATCACTTCTTGAACGCTGTAGGAAGCAGAATTCAAGATAGAAGCGATGGTGTCAGCGACAGAGTTCAGGTTCACACCCTGGGCGCTGGCCAACAGGCGATAAGCCTGGTTGGTGGCCAGATTCGAAGGGTGGTTGGTTTGGGTACTTGCTGGGCCGGGATTTGCCATGATAGGTTTCCTTTCAATTAAAAGTTAAGCCGCAACTCGGCAAGCCAGTTCCTGGTACAGCGGTGCCCAACCGTACAGCACATCCAAACGGGTCGGGATGCTGTCGTTGTTGATCGTGTACTGGCGAACAATACGCATCGACAGACCCAGTTCCTTGTCCGATGCACGGCCAGCAAAGTGGACGCCATCAGGCAGTTCGAGGTCAGCGGTGGCCAGAGTGAAGGCGTTGCGGTGCATCACAATGTTCTGTGCGCTCACAGTGCCGGTGGCCGAGGTGCCGATGCTGAACGGGGTAACCGTTGCGGTTGCGGAAGTCGTGGGGATGGTCACGTTCTGGAACTGACCGCCAGTGATGATGGCCGGAACCACAGTCACTTGCATGGTCGAAGAACCCGAACCGGTAACGGTGGACTGAACCACAAAGTTGCGGTTTTTGTTCGAACCATAAGCCTGGCGGTTCTGCGGGTTGACTGCGAACACGTTGGCAATCTGGATCACATCGCCTTGGCGCAGCGTCAGACCGGCGCTGTGGGTCAGCGTGATGGTTGAAGACTGTGCCCAGCCGGTAGCGATACCGATGCTCTGGGTGTTGGCGGTCAGGGTGCCAGCGGTAGAAGTCCACGAACCGAACGTTTGCGAGATAACGTTCTGATCCATCTTCCAGTTCATGCCACCGGAATCACGGCCCATCAGACCCTTTTGGTACTGGGTGCTAACAGCGGACTGCGGGTTGAACAGACCTTTGAGGCTGTCAACGATGGTGGCGCTGGTGAACGGCTCAATGATGCACGAACGACGGCCATCACGCGGGGCACCCTCGCTGTCCAGGTAAGCCTGGGCGGTCAGGTAAGTGATAAGACCGGTCGGGGGCACACCAGCAGTACCAACGATGTTGGCGGTGCTGTTCTTGGCCATGGTCAGACCGTCAAAGTCAATCTTGTTGGCGATGGCAGCAACGGCGGGCTTGAGCACTCGGTCGCTGAACATATCCAACGAAAGGGCCAAATCCTGGGTCGTGAACTGGGTATCGACGTGGAATTGCGTCGAGAGGGTCACGGGGATGCTGGTTTCGTTGAAGTCTTCAACATTGAGGGCAGGGCCGGTCGTACCGATGAATCGGCCAGGACGACGGACGTTCAGAGTGTTGCCAATCTTTGCGCCGACAACAGCGAATTGATCGTCATATTCGCGGTTGACTTCACTCGAAAAGGTCAGTTCGTTTTCCAAGACCATCAACGCTTCGTTGGTGATCTTGCTAATGGTAAGCAGATTGTTGGACATTTCAGTTTCCTAAAAAAAGGGTTAATTGTCAGCGAATTTTCCGTGCTTG